GCAAGGCGGGGGGGGGGAGCATGGGTTATTATCGCGCAGGTTTTGAGGTAGTGGGCGTAGATATTAAAAAACAAAAGCGTTATCCATTTGAATTTATTCAAGCAGATGCTTTGGAAATTCTTGCAGATAAAGATTTTCTTAATCAATTTGATGCGATAGCAGCCAGTCCACCATGTCAAACTCATAGCATTACTCAACATTTGCGTAATGCTCAAGGAAAATCAACCGATAAAGTTGATTTAATTCCTCAAACAAGGCAGGCCTTGCAGGATTTAGGCAAGCCTTACATTATTGAAAATGTTCCTGGAGCTCCACTGATTAATCCAGTAATTCTTTGTGGTTCTTCTTTTGGATTAAAAGTTCGCAGGCATCGTCATTTTGAATCAAATTTTAATCTTGTTGGCTCAATTTGTGATCATAAAGCACAAGGAAGACCAGTAGGTGTTTATGGTTCAATGAAGGATGAAATACCCAAAGGCGGTAAAACTGCCGATACGATTGAACAAGCTAGGGAAGCGATGGGTATTGATTGGATGCTATGGGGTGAATTGGTAGAAGCTATTCCACCCATTTACACTCAATTTTTAGGAAAACAATTATTGGAGGTAATGCATGTCTTGGATTAAATTAGATGATGGTTTTCCACAGAACCCTAAGATTGTGGGGTTATCTGATCGAGCATTTAGGGATTACATCTCAGGATTGTGCTATTCGGGCAGGTATTTGACTGACGGATTTCTTCCACAGGCAATAATTTCCAAGATAAAAGGCACAAAAGAGTTGATAAATTGTGGACTTTGGGAGCAAATTCCTGACGGAATTCAGATAAAAAATTACACTGAATATCAGACCCCTAAAGACGAAGTTGAGCGTAAAAAGGAGCAAACTCGCAATCGTGTAACGCGTTACAGAGAAAAAAGTAACGCTGATGTAACGCTACCAGAATACAGAATACAGAATACAGAAATAAAAGATGGCAATCCTGAAGGATTGGCGATTCAGGAATTAGTAACCCTCTACTTCGACCACTATCCAAAAGAGGGCTTAAAGCCAAGTGGCAACATGGTCGCTGGTCAGATCAAGCAGGCTATGAAGCAGGTTACTTTTGAGGAATTAAAGAAGCTGGTGACAATAGTCGCCCAAGACGGGATGATACTGACTCGCAATACCCTCTTAATCGCTCAGAAACGCACCTTAGAGCCACGAAACCAGCCCACCCCTATCCCAGCACGGTTTGAGGCAAAAGAGAACCCCAAAGCAACTCCTATGCCCGATTTCATAAAGGACATGTTTAAGGGCGTGTCCGATTTGCCCTAAGTAAGTAATCTATGCCACACTTTACCTGTAAGTCTTACACGATTAGGGGGAACTAATGCCAAAGACTCTACACATTTGCAAAGGCGCAGAGCTGATGGTCGGAGATACGCTCGTATTTAAAAACCATCATTACACAGTTATCCACATTGAGGATGAAACCTTTGGAAGAACTGTATGCCTTGTGGATAACCTTGGTGATAAGCGCGTGCGCTTTGTAACCAATGACGAAATTATCACTATTGAATTGTGATTAAATTTTCGGTGGAAGGCACACCGATACAACAGGGGTCCATGAAGTTTATTCGCCCCAATGTAATGATTCATTCTCGCGCAGTTGAACTTGCTGCATGGCGTGCCGATGTTGCTTCTGCTGCTAAACTTGCTGGCTGTATCCCTATCACCGACCCGATTGTGATAACTATGCGATTTAGAGTGCGTAAGCCAAAGTCCGTTAAGCGCGATTATCCAACAGTTGCACCCGATCTTGATAAATATATTCGCGGTGTTAATGATGGTCTGACAGGTACAGCTTATGTTGATGACTCTCAGATTATTAAAATTATTGCAAGCAAAGAATACTCAGAAAATCCTGGAGTAGATATTGAAATTAGCGATGGGTTTGACTGTATTTAATTTCTATGGCGTGAGTCATACGCTTTTTGCAAAGCATCTAAATCATAATTCTTTTGTCCCTTAATACGGATAGATTTTATCTTATCTTCTTTTACCCAGCGATAAATAGTTGATTCAGCAACTCGATATATCTTAGCCGCTGAAGTTATGTTAATGAGATTGTTCAAGCATTTTTCCTAACAAGCGCCACTTAGTTGAATCCCATACGGTGTCGCAAGCACGGCATTTAATCTCAAAGGTGCGGTCTAATTGCTGTGGGTTAATCTTTAATTGTGCCCCGCAAGGTTCTCCCTTTTCATCTTGTGTTGGACACTTGCCAATCATTATTTCATCTGACTTATGACCCAAGACAAACTGAATGCTATGAGCAATACTGATAATACTTGTAGCAAGTTTATCTGAATCTTCATACTCTTTATGCGCCCATTCAGAGCGTTTAAGAATGTATTCAACTGTCATGGTGATTTTGTTTAGCTCTTCTCCACGAAATGTAATGCGTGTTTCTTGGCGAATAGAACGAATCTTCGCTTCATGTTCCATAAGTGGCATTGAAATCCCTCCAGACCTAAGATGTAATGTCTCTAATCTAATGGGTAGGGGTGGAGTTTTACTGCCAGACACGCGCTCGCCATAACCTTTTGATGGCAACATTTCATTTTCAAGCTCTTTATATTTGGCGGGGAACTTTTCTAAATGTGACATGGCGTATTGCCAGCAGTTATCGCAGATTGAGTAATCTTGAAACTTACGGCAATTCACACATTTCATTTAGTGCGTTTAACCTTCAATGCTTCTACTTGTGCGCGATCATAGAAGACAAACTTACCTTCTTTTTTTACCCAGCGTAGATGAGCCCTATACTGAATTTGGTGAAGGTTATTAGGAGTGATAGCTAAGTAATCGCACACTTCCTTAGATGTCATTAGCTCCAAAATGAATCTGTTTCAGCCTGTTGCTTAGGTTGTGGCTGCTTAACACGGGGAATGACACCAAACGATTCAGCTTTAAGCTCTAGTCCTACTTGCGTGCTGCCATCTTTGCCTTGATAAGTCGTTGGCTTTCTTAGTGTACCAACTGCAAATACCTTGTCGCCTTTTCTAATTTCAACAGCGCTTTCAGCGTTCTTTCCAGTAACAGATACACGCCACCATGTTGTCTCGCCATCCATCCAAACGCCATTTTCTTGAGTGCGTTCTGTCTCGGCTAGTGAGAATGTAGTGACTGCAAAATCACCATTCTTACCTTTAATAAACTTTAATTCTGCATCTGTTCCAGCATTACCTTTTAGCTCAACTCTTGCCATGATGTGCCCTCTATTTCTTTGTAGTTACCTTCATTGTCTAGTCTAACAATACTTCCATCGGCTAAGTGCAGTGGATATATCTCTGTTTGCGCATATGATGGAACCATCCACCCCTTCACTGTAGCCTTCGTAGGGTTGAGGTGGATGGAATCTGTACCGAGGTTGTGACAAGGGTGGCAAATGGCAACAAGGTTGCTAACTTCATCCTTACCTCCTCTGCTCTTTAGTTTTCTATGGTGCAGTGCTAAGTCTAGTGACGGCGCTCCACAGCGTTCACAATAACCATTCGCTCGCGCTAACACTGTCTCTGCTATTTTGCTGTCCATCGCTCCTGCTCAAAATAAATAAATGGTGCGGCTGTGTAAGGGTCTTTATCTGCCGCAATCTCTAATGCTTTTTTAATGCTCGCGCCAGCTTTAAGTGCGCCAATAGCCAACGAGCTTCCACTTCCAATGCCATAGATACCATCAGTATCAAGACAAACGGCAAAATCATCACTAATATCAAACACTTCGCCCCCGATCGCAATAAGAAAAGCAAACTGAGTTTCATCATCTCCACTATCTTTATCCCACTTGTAGTCATTATCTTTTAAGCAATCTTTCATGGATGGCACAACTCGACTAATTACAAAGTGATATAGGTCTGTTCTGTCTGCCGCTATCGGTGCGGGTGGCTTCCAGATATGTTGGATAATGTCGCAACAGCTGCTAAGTCCAGCGCCAGCAATAATATATGGACCACGCTCTACAACTTTTACCATTTGAGGGTGCGAATACTTGCGGGTAGAAGTTACCAAAGAGTCTGCGCCAATTACGACTTTAGTAGCAGTCTGCTTGGCTACGATAGTGGTCATAGGTTACATCTTACACCATTGTAATTTTGATGAGGGGGAGCGCGTTTCTGGAGGTCGCGCTCAACCCCTCGTATTCACACTAAGATAGGTTAGTGTGAAACTTAATACCACCCATGTTTAAGGTGGAACTGATAGGCAACACACGCACCAGTGGGTGCATATTCATTGCCGTACCTTTTGTGCAAGTATCTCAATCCTGCTTGAACTTGTATAATCGGATTAGTCGTTTTGACATAACCATAATTACCCCAAGTCTGCGGCATAAACTGAAATATACCAAAAGCTCCTGAACTTCGGTTTTTAGCCAAAGTGTTCCAGTGGCTTTCAAGTCGTATCAGCTTATCCAAGCAACTGAACTCCTTGTGGGGTACAAGAGTTTTAGCATAAGCGCGAGGCTGATGCGCGAACTTTTGCATTAACTCCATCTGAGGTTCAAGTGCAAGTGCTGGTGTTGCAAACGCAATCCCTACGGCTAACGCCGCAACTAAAAGGGTGCGCTTCTTGAAATCTATCGGTTGCCAATCTCTCCCCTGTCCAAGACTTCGATGGCAGTGCCTCCGTTGTTAAGTGCGTTCATTTCTGAACCTCCTTATTTGTCGGTTGGTCTTATTGTAGCAAGTCCGTGTCTAGCATAGCCAATTATGTCCTGCCACGAGTCTTCGAGGTCAGGGTTAGCTGCAATCCGTACCTGTTTAAGTGCGATCATCATGTTCGCCACTTGATCAGGAGATAGGCTGTAAGGTAATCCGAGTAGGACTCCCCACATTATCCCTATCTTGCGAAAGTTTTCAGGTGCATCTCCGTATTGCTCTTGGCGTTCTGCCAATATGTGATCAATCATGTTGTACTCATTCCTATAAAGAACTTAAATAAATCTAAATCCCAACCATATTTATCAATCTTAAACCCAATAGAGATACCACGCAGGTATCCATAGTGCACCCAATACTTTCCTATTTTGCGTTCTCGCATTTTATCCTCCAAAGATACTAATAAGTGCGTGTAAAAGATCAACGATACTTGCTTGTAGCAGTGCTAAGAATTGCAAACTATTCATTTTTTACCCGCCCATCCATCTCCGCGAAAGACAATCGCTGGAGGTGTGTTGAATTGTTTATTCATCTGTTGCCCGCATTGTGGGCAGTTAGGTATTGAACTGTCTTCGAATGACTGATACATCTCAATCATTGACTGATCAGCTTGACAACGATACTCATATTGTGGCATTAAAACATTCCTAACTGTTCAATTTCAGATACAACCCACACAATACACTCGTTCCCGTTGCCATTCTTACGAGTGCGCCCCGTGTCGTAAATTAAATTATCTTTCAGTAAGGATAAGCGGCAAGGTCGAACAGTGTCGCCGCTCATGCTAAGTGCGGCAGATAACTCTTGATCTGTTGCTCCGCGCTCTTGCTGATCGAGTATGTGCTGATAAATGCGTGCACGCTTAGAACCCATCTTAGGTGCGGCTTTCCTATATGCTTCAGCTGAAGTGTGCCTCACTTTTCACCCAGTGCAATCTGTGCGCACGCATCTTGAACCATTAGTGCGACATTATCTAAACCAAGTTTAACCAGCTTCTTGCGGTCTGTCGTCAGTGGCAGTGCGCATATTTTCTCATATATGTCGAGCCTTATCTGTGCTTCAAGTGTCTTGATCACTTGTTTAGCAAGTGCATTGCCTTCAGGTGTGTCGAGAATTAACTGCCCATCCTTAACGCGCCAGTGATTTTCTTTACAGATAACTTTCATTCTATAGGCTCCTCTAATTGAATTAGTGCGTAAGTGATAGCAAGTGCGATAGATATACCAAGAGCAAAAATTGTAATCATTGACTGCACTCCTTACAGACCTTGAATATAAACCCAGCTTCAGGGTAGTCGGTCATCTCATCAGGGTTGAAGATACCTTCACAATAGCGGCAGTATCTTTCAGTGCCATCCTTAGTGAAAGAATCTTCATATCTTACGAGAATGTCGTGATATTCCTTGTCGGTGTCGGGGTCGTAACCCCAACCTGCATGTCCCATAAGTGCGCTCATTACTTAGCCTCCTCTTGAATATAGCTTGCAAGATAATTGGTAAGGATAACCCAACCATTGAATGCCTCTGACTCATCTGAGATCAACTGAAACTCGTGTCCCAGTGCGCCTAAGAATGCCTGCATAAGAAGGACATCTGAATAATTCTCAGCCCAATATGCATGCTTCCAAGTAAAGTCAGGCAGTGGAAAGAAGCGGTCTGCCTGCTCTTCCCACTTGTATCCTGCCCACTGCATAGAAGTATGGTGCAGGTGTGCAAAGTCTTCTTCTGTAATCGTTAGTGTTACTTGTGCCATTTCATTGCCTCCAGTTAGTTAGTGTGTGATTATCCTACAACCCAATAGCCGCATATAGTGCAACTATAGGCTTCCTGCTCTGCATTACCCATGAAATTATGCTCCGAGAATGGTGTGCACTCGGTGCGCTCATCAGTGCGTATCATGCGTTCGCCTCCTCTAGTGCTTCTGCGGTTGCGTAGGCATAAGCTAATATGCGATAAGCCAAGCCCTGCATGGCGCAAAATAGATAGTGAGAGTTAAGGTCTGTTAGTGAAGGGTTGACCTCTCCACCAAAGAACTCTGAAACTTCAGAGTCTAATTCTGGATAAGCCCAGAGGCTAAGAGCCTGCACCCGCTTGTTTATATTGGAGTGATAGTCTTCCACTTCACTATCTGCAAGGTGGATAGAATTATCGGTGACTGTATCCTCTGTATAGTCCTCATCATCACTTAGCCAGTCGGCGGCAGTGCGTGCCATATCTACAATTTCATCAACCCAGTCAGAGCCAGCTATAAAGTCGGGAAGGTCTTCCCATAACTCGCCCATAGTGCCATTAGTCATGCTTTCATGTGTAATTGTGCTTAGTGCGTTCTTTAGTGTCTTTCCATTCATAATCTGACCTCCAGTCATGTATTAGTTTAGTGGTGCAGTGCGCTAAAAATAAAGATAATTAGAATTATTAGAACTGTTTCTCTAAACACGGGTTTCCTTCTTGCGAGTGTTATACCCGTGTGCCCAAGTAACGAGCAAGAGATAGGGTGCGCCGACTCCGATTACTAGTGCGGTGCCGATTAAGTGTCGGAGAGGGTGCATTACTTCACCATCTCTTCCAATAGGTGCGCCATATGTTTATTTAGTAAGTGGTCGCAGTGCGTTCTGAAGCAAGGGTCGCAGTATCTAGCAAAGACACCTTCCTCCAGCTTCACCAGTGCGGTGCCGTAGGGTTGAGAACCCGCGCACTTGTCGCATATGTAGAGCTTCTTCTTCATAATCTGACCTCCAGTCAGTCCCGCGCTCGGTGTCTCCGAGTGTCAGGTCATTGAGCAGGTTACTCCTAACCTGCCCAATAATCCAGCACTAGGCGAGTATTTCAGCCTTAATAATTCGCCACTCCATAGTGTCGAGGTATCCCGTAAAGTCTTCTTCACGCAGAAACCCCTCCACGCTCTGCCACTCCTTGC